TGTAGATTACACAGAAAGTGACATAGCAGATGACCCTGCACAACACAAACAAAGTCACGTGCTACAGTTAATAGATGCAGGAGATTGGACAGGCAATATTATTGCTCTTCCAAATAACAGAGTAAGGGCAACAAGTCCTGCACTTTGGGAAACTGGGGAAGGTCCTCCAGATTTTAGACCGAGCCAGTATATACACAACGCAGAGATTCACGAAAGTTATCTTGATCCTGCAACAACATTTAACAATCTATATTCGGAGAATAACAGTGGGCAAATTTACAAGAAAAAGTGATACAAAAGGCATGACTGCTGAACAAATATTAATGAGAATATTTAACTTAGCAAGAGGTATGGAAGTGAGTCCTAATTATGTTAAAGCAGAAAAATCTGTAAGAAAAAGAAAAGCAGGCGGTGGCAAAGCCAAAAAAATGATGGCTAAAGGTGGTGCTGCAGGTGGCAAAAAGAAAATGATGGGCGGTGGCAAAGCTAAAAAAATGATGGCAGGTGGCGGCAAAACCAAAAAGATGATGCGTGGTGGTGGCAAAACCAAAAAGTACATGGCTCGTGGTGGTAAGGCTAGATAGTTATGGCTGCTAAACGGGGAAGCATGAAAGGTCACACTATTAGAGGTGGTCACAAACGCCCAACCAAATCTGGTGCGGGAATGACTAAAAAAGGTGTAGCTAAATACCGAAGGGATAACCCCGGAAGTAAACTTAAAACTGCTGTAACAGGCAAAGTTAAACCGGGAAGCAAAGCTGCAAAAAGACGTAAATCATTTTGTGCAAGAAGTGCAGGACAAATGAAAAAGTTTCCTAAAGCAGCCAAAAACCCAAACAGTAGACTGCGACAAGCAAGAAAAAGGTGGAAATGTTAACTCTATCAGGTTTCTTTAGTAAGTTATCTGTTTTCTTTTGGAGAAAGCATATAAAACAGTTGGAAAGGAAAAGACGTGTTTCAGGCATTAATTGGCCCAATAGCTAATCTAGCAGGCACTTGGTTTCAAAACAAAGTAGAAAAAACAAAAGCAGACGGAATAGCTAAAGTTGCTGAAGCCAAAGCTCGTGCTACCGTTGCAGAAAAGGTTGCTGCAGGGGAAGTAGAGTGGGAAGGTAAAATGGCACAAGCAACAGATAATTCGTGGAAAGACGAATTTGCTTTAGTTGTGCTGTTAGCTCCTGCAATTTTGGTCTTCATTCCGGGTATGACAGAATACGTAAGAAATGGTTTTGAAGTGTTAAATACGCTTCCAGAATGGTATCAGTATTTATTGTTTATTGCAATATCTGCATCATTTGGCATCAAAGGTGTAGGTCAAGCAGCAAAGATGTTAAAAAAAGGAAAATAACATGGCTAGAACAACAAAGAAAAAAGCTAGAACAACAAAGAAAAAAGGTGGATCTAAACCAAAAAACCCTGCGTTATACGCTAGAGTAAAAGCAGAAGCAAAACGTAAGTTTAAAGTATATCCTTCAGCATACGCAAATGCTTGGTTAGTTAGAACATACAAGAAACGTGGTGGCACTTACTAATGAGTTTAACCAAATGGTTTAAAGAAGATTGGCGTGATGTTAAGACTGGTAAAAAGTGTGGTAGGTCTGGTAAAGAGAAAAAAACACGACCTTATCCTGCGTGCAGACCCAAAGCTGTTGCAGGTAAGATAAGTAAAGCAGAAGCACGTAAAAAGACAGGTCCTAAAGCTGTTAAGTGGTCTGTTACGGCATCGGGCAAACGAAGAAAAACTACTACAAGGAAAAAAACTACAAGGAAAAAAGCATGAAATATGATAGACAAGAACTTGTAAAAATAATTGCAAAGCACGAAGGTATAGTGCTTGAGCCTTATAAAGATTCACTCGGTATATCCACTATAGGTATCGGAAGAAACCTTGAAGACAGGGGTATTAGTGACGGAGAGTTAATGCACATGAATAAAACTCTTGAAGATGTAGTGAACAATGGTCTTACTGAAGAGGAAGCTTATTACCTTTGTATAAATGATATAAAAATTGTAGAAAAAGAATTGGTCGCAAAAAAACCAATTGTTTTACAACTCGATGAAGCACGTCAAATGTGCCTTGTTGACATGGGATTTAATATGGGTGTGCCTAGATTGATGAAATTTATTAACATGTGGGCGGCCATAGATGAAGCTAACTTTCAATGGGCAAGCGAAGAAATGCTTGATTCCCGTTGGGCAAAACAGGTAGGTAGACGAGCAACCCATTTATCAGAAGTTATGAGAACGGGGGAATGGGTATGAGTATTCCAAAGAAAAAATCTAAAACTTTATCCCCTGAGCAAAAAAATAAATTCAACATATATAAAGACAGTTACGAAGGCATAGTTCCTAGATACCAAGAACCTAGACCAGTTGAAGTGCCTGACGAACCTTCACCTAAAGCAAAAGAATTACTTAAACAAGGTAAAAAAGTTTATTTTTTATAGGGGAATAAATGGAGAACAAAAAGAAAAGATGTGACACTTGCGAATGTTACGAGTGTGACTGTGATAACTGCGACTGTGACTGCCACCACAATGATAGAGTTTCTACTGATCTTCATGATCGACAACCAGATAGTGAATAAAACACAACGATTTAAAAGTATAGATAGGTGTCTTTATTTTGCTGAACGATTAACAAAACAACCGTCTATACCGACAAAGGATGGTGATAAACGAATAACAGCATATTGCAAACCAATAAACAAGTAAGGGGAATACATGTTAGCAGAGCTTGCAGCGGCTAACGCCGCATTTGGCGTAATAAAAAGTTTTATTTCCAACGGAAAAGAGCTTGCTAGTTGTGGTAAACAAATTTCTGATTTTGTTTTTGCAAAAGAACAAATACAAAAGAAAGCAAGTAAGCAAAGAGCTAAAGGAGGAAGTGGTGATTTAGAAGAGTTCATGGCTCTTGAAAAAATAAAAGAACAAGAGAAAGAACTTAAACAACTTATGATATATGCAGGTCGCCCCGGACTTTGGGAAGATTGGCAAAGGTATCAAGCAGAAGCACGTAAATCACGAAGATACGCAGAAAAAATGGCAGCAAAACAAAGAGAAGACATGTTACGAATTACAGGTTACTCTATTGCAGTCATTACATTCATAGGGGGATGTATACTAGTAGTGTATTATGCAGCTAAACTAGCAGGAAAAATATAATTTTCTTGCATTTTCTGTAGTTTATCTGTATAATAGAGAAACAATAGGAGTTCCCCACATGAAACAATTAGCTGCACAAGCGTTAGCTTATCAGTATAAACTACAGTTAGAAACTGCAAAAACAGTTATCAACAACAATACTGCCACATTAAATATGGTAGATCAAGCGTTAACTGACATATCAAACGCAACAGATAAATTAAAACTTCTTAATGACATAGCTAAAAGTAGTTTAAAAGAGGTAGAAAGTCAAGAAGAAAATAAGACGAAAAATAATAATAAATAAAAAAGGTAAACCTCTTCGCTTATTAACTCAAAGCGATATTGACAAAATAAATAAATTTTTAAATAGTCCTGCACGAATACAACAAAAACATCAAGAATATTTAAAAACTAAAAAACTTCAAGAAAAAATAAAACATGCTGAGTTGCAAAAAAAACTTGAAGAAGAACGTAAAAACCAATTAGAAAAAAAGAAACCACGTAAAAGATATGGCAAGTAGTTATTTAGTATTAATAAACAATGTGCTTAGAGATCTCAACGAAGTTGAATTGACCTCTAGCACTTTTTCTTCTTCTAGGGGCATACAAACTGCAGTAAAAGATTATATTAACAGAGCTATAAATGATGTAATTAATGCAGAATTAAACTGGCCCTTTACAAGAGCAGAGGGTTTACTTGACGTTATTGCAGGTAAACAACTTTATAGTTACACAACTGTATCGTCTAGTTTAAAATATGTTGATTACGATAACGTGTTTCTTGTACCCAAAGATTACATAACTAATGGTGATTTTGAAATAAGTGGAGCTGCAAGTATAACAAATTGGACAACCGTATCAGGTAGTCCATCAGCTAGTTCTAACTTTGGAAATACATTGTTGCTTTCAAGTGCAGAAGCGAGTCAAGCCGTAAACAACTTAATTGTAGGCAGATCTTACACAGTTTTAACACAAACAAGTGGTGCAACTTTAACACTTGAAATCGGCACAAGTTCTGGCGGGTCGCAAACCAAATCAAGTACTTTAACAATAAGCAGTGCAAACGAAGTGCTGTTAAGTGAGATAAGCTTTACTGCTACTGCAACAACACACTATGTAAGTTTTACTGAAGCTTCAGGTTCATCAGGATATGTTAAGTTAGTACAACTGCAAGAAAACTTATCACCAAAACGTTTAAAGTATTTATCTTACGAAGAATACAGTGAAAGATACAGAGAGAGAGATTCACAACCCGATAAAGATAAGTTTGGTGTTCCTGAGTTTGTGTATACAAATTACAGTGATGAAATAGGATTAACACCTATACCTGATGATAGTAACCGATCGTTACAATTTGACTACTACATTATCAATACTGATTTATCGGGGTCAACCGATACCTCTGTAATACCAACACGATTTGAAAATGTAATTATAGAACGTGCAAAATACTATGCCTATACTTTGCGTGGTGATGTACAAAACGCACAACTAGCTCAAATACAATTTGATAAATCTATAAAACGTATGAGAGTAGAATTAATAAATAGAAAAGATTACGCAAGAGCCGTTTAATGCCAGATTTAAGTAACACCGCAGCTTTTCCTTTTGTTTGTGAAGGTGGATTAGTTCTTAACCAATCAACTTTCATAATGAAACCCGGACAAGCTTTGGAGTTAGAAAACTTTGAGCCAGACATTGAAGGTGGGTACAGAAGAATAAATGGGTTTCAAAAGTTTGTAGGACAAACTGTACCAGAAACTGCAAGTAGTGCAGAGCCAGTGTTGATGACAACTGTATTTAACAACTACGTTATTGCAGCAAGAGGTACAAATATATTTAGCTCAGCATCTACCACGTTAACCACCAAGATAGCTTCGGCTACAGGCATGACAGGTTCAGGAACAATAACTGTCAAATCAACTACTTCGTTTTCATCAAGCGGTACTTTATTTATAGACTCT